CCAAAAAACTAGACGACATTCTTGAACACCGTCAAGAAATTTACGGTGACGCTGAGCAAAATTTTAAAACCATTGGACGTATATGGGGAGCCTTACTCAACGTCCCAGATATTCAACCGCACGTAGTTGCTTTGATGATGGACGGTCTTAAATCAGTGCGCTGCATGGCAAACCCTTTTTATCAAGACTCATGGGACGACAAACTAGGTTACATACAACACGCTAGGGAGATACTAAAATGAGTCTGGATAAACATTTCTCTGAACTTCCTGAGGGCATTGAGTCAAATGACGTTACAGAATTACGTAAAGCGCTTATGCGTACTCAAAAAAAACTTATGGAAACCAAGCAAAAGGTTGACGATTTAGTTGAAGCAACTCATAACGCGGCTTATGACGCAACGCTAAGCGTGGGGCCTATAAATCCTGTTGCTGCACCTACTCCAGTTAAAGGTAAAAAAACTGGAGAAGTAGCACTTATGCACATGACTGACTGGCAAGGTGCTAAACGCACTACGTCTTATGACTCAGAAGTAATGCGCGTTAGAGTTATGCAGTACATGGAAAAAGCGGTCAAGATTACAGAAATCCAACGAGCAGACCACCCAGTTAAAAATTGCGTGATTATGTTTGGTGGAGACATGATTGAAGGGCTATTTAATTTTCCAGGTCAAGCGTTTGAAATTGACTCAACTCTTTTTGAGCAATACGTAAACGTCTCCAGATTATGCGTTGACGTAGTGCGGTATGCCCTTGCTAACTATGAAACAGTCACAGTTGTACCTGAGTGGGGTAATCATGGCCGCATAGGTTCAAAAAGAGATAACGTTCCACGCTCAGACAATTTTGACCGTATGTGTTACGAGTTGGCCAAACAACTTTTGCAAAATGAAAAACGTTTAACCTGGCAAGATTGTCCTGAGGATATTCAACGCGTTGAGATAGGTAACTATCGCGCATTGCTTATTCATGGAGACGAGGTAGGCCGCAACGGTTTTGCTTCACCTGGAGCAATTGTGCAACACGCTAATCGCTGGCGAAGCGGCTCATATCCGTGGGAATTTAGAGACGTTTATATTGGGCATTACCACACGCACGCAGAATGGGCCATGGCTAACGGATTAGGTTCTGTTTACCAAACTGGTTCTACTGAGTCAGATAATAGATACGCGGGTGTAAACCTTGCTGCTAGTGCAACGCCTTCACAACGCTTGCATTTCGTTGACCCAGAAAAAGGTCGCGTGACGGCCAGTTACAAAGTTTGGTTGGACTAATGGCATTTTATGAATATCAATGTTCAAACTGCAACACAATTGCAGAACATGAGTTTTCTATTCACCAAGGCCCCGCTCCAGCGGTTGTCTGTGAGTCTTGCGGAAAAGACGCGGCTCGCAAGTTTTTTACTTTTGCAGCCGTGTTTCGCGGTGGAGGTTGGGGAGGCTCAAAGTGAAATATTTATTGACTAATGGCAACAGTGAGTTAAGGGCAGATGGCATATTCACATGGACGCTTCCTGCTCTTGCAGCCAAACTTGATAACGGTTTAAACGTTCTTGTTTGTCCTAATGCTGGAGCATGCGCTCAGTTGTGTTACGCCCGTTCAGGAACTTACAACTTCTCCAACGTTAAGGCTGCACACAAAAGAAACCTTGAGTTTGTAATGAGCGATTGGGTAAATGACATGATTGCTGAGTTGCGTTCAAAAAGATATAGGCCAACCCACATTAAAGCCCGCTACTACGATTTAATTGACCAGTTTGCATTAACTGAATTTCAATTGAATTGGCTTAACTCAGGTGGCAAGGCAGTTCGTATTCACGACTCAGGAGACTTTTTTACCAAGGATTATTTCAAACAATGGTTGCAAGTCATTGAAAAAACTCCAGACGTATTTTTTTACGCTTACACAAAAGAAGTTGAAATGACAAAAAAGGCTCAGTTGCCTGACAACCTAGTTTTAATTTATTCAATGGGCGGCAAACAAGACCATTTAATTGACGTCAACATTGACCGCCATGCTGAGGTGTTTCCTTCAATGGACGCATTACTTGAGGCAGGTTATGTTGACCAAGAAGCGTCAGATATTTTGGCTGCACTTATGCCTTCAAACAAAGTTGGGATTGTCGCAAACAACATAAAGCACCTTAAAAAGAAACAAGGTCAAGAAACGTTTGGAAGCCTTCAAACCTTAAGAGGTTAGTCGTCTATTTCTTCGTCCTCAACCCAAATGTTTTTAGTTGTAATGTCAATGCCGTTTTCTTTTGCAAGTTTTATTGCAAACGTCATAGCCTCTTGAGCGCGGTTGGTTAAATCATGTAACGCGTCAGGGTGGTCATGTGTCGTATTTATTTCAACCCATAATTGGTGCATGTTTATCTGTATAGAAGCGGCCATGGGGCAACTATAAAGTAAGTTACGCGGCTATCGCCACTATTCCTGCCTTGGCGTAAGCCTTTATCAAAGCGGTTACGCGGGTCTTGGATAGCGGGGCGCAAACCAGTACCTCAAGAGTTGAGGCGTCTTTTAGAGTGTAAACCTCTTTCATGGTTAGTTTCCCTTTCCGTACAAAGCGTTAAAGGCTACGGATAGGCTTTTGGTGCAAGTGCAGCAATGTGTAGCGCTAGTCATAAGTGAGTTCATAACCGCTTCTGGTACAACAAAATCCACTCCACAACGTTCACAGTTCCAATTCATGGTAAAACTCCTTTTGTTTAAGTAACCCTGTCTGGGTCATAAGTACAGATTACCATAACTGGTTACGGTGTCTAGTCCCTGACCCATTTATTTTTGTGACGTTAATCACATGGTTTAATCCTTGTTTATCGTAACCACTTGCCCTAATCTCCTCTTAACAGGTTGCGACGCAGCCCCAACAAGGAAGGCACCAAATGGCACACAAGTTAGTTGATGAAAACGGCCAAGAAATCAAAGGCCAGATACGCATGGTTTTTGTATGCGATTTATGCGGTAACACTGCTGATTTTTACCATGGCATGAGTACCTACACAAAAACAGTTGGAGACACAATAACCCGCGAAAGTTACTGCTCCGAAATATGTGCAAGAAAGGCGGTAGCAGCATGAGTGCAAAAATTGCAATAACCTGGAAAGCGTTTGGAGACCGCCCAGAAGTAAACCGTTACGTAAGCACAGTGGAGTTTGAAGCAGATTTTGAAATTACTGCAGAAAACCTTGACACTTTTCTTGAAGTTGTTTACGCTCAAACCAATACATACCGCGGAAATTTTTGGAACATTATTGAGCCGCTGCTCTCACCAACACGAACACACACAGCGTTAAGTGTGGGAGATGAAATTGCAATAGACGATAAAACTTACAAAGTTGCAGATTGTGGCTTTACTTTAATTGAAAAGGCGGTTGCGTAATGGCTTTTAATTTAGACAACTATGAACCAGTTGCAAACCGCTTAGCGCGAGCGCATGCTGAACATGCAGACATGCGTGTAATTACAAACATTGTTGACATACACCGTGACGACAATGGCGCTCCAAAACAATACGTAGTACAAGCCCAAATTTGGTACGGCGATATTTTGAAAGCGCAAGATTATGCTGAGGAGATTGTTGGCAACGGCATGGTAAATAAATCCTCAGCCCTAGAAAACGCATTGACCTCCGCAATTGGCCGCGCATTAGCCGACGCTAACTACCAAGGTACAAACTTGGAAAACCCGTCAAAGACACGCCCTAGCCGTGAGGAAATGCAAAAGGCTCAACGTATTCAAGAAAGTACTACCGTGGTACCAGTTGCTCCAATTGCACGCGTTTATGACGACAAAGAAGTAACTGCCGCTGGTGATTGGATTGACAAGGTTGCAGACATTGTTGACATTGACGAACTTAAAAAGATTTGGGCAGACCAAGCCTCTTTACTTGATGTACCAGTTAACAAGGACACGCTAAAGGCTGCAATTAACCGACAGGTTGCTAAAGGTAAGAAGGTTACAAAATGAGTGAGTATGAAGAATACAAAGACAAATTATTTAAGTCTTTAGTACAAATTGGTTACACAAATGACCAAGCCGAAAGCATTGTTAAAGCCATGTTAAAAGGAGAACAAAAGTGAAGCCTTGGTATGAGTGTTTGACAAAAAAAGGTTTTATTGTTTTGTTTGTTGCAATTAGTTTGTTAATTTGTTTATTTACTTACGTGACACGTGACGTTTGTTATGTTGGTGAGTCTGGAAACGTATTAGGTTACGGCTCTTGCACAAAAATGATAGACAAGGTAATAAATAAATGAACATGAAAGGTTCCGGGATTTACTCCACAACAGAAACACGTGAAATAGTTTGCAAAGAACGTTGCAATGATTGTATGAACGCAAAACAAATTTGTGAAAATTACTGGAAACAAGATTTTGAAACTGACGACTGGGGCAACATTGACCAGGAAGTTACTTGCAAAAGTTGTAACCACTCAATGACGTTTACTGAGGAGAGTCAATGACAGTTACGCCAGATGAAGTTGAGCAAAAACTAAAAAACTTGTCCAAAGAAGTTGACGTAGCGCAACAAGATTTAGAAGCGGCTGAGTTGGAGTACTACATATCTAAAGCAAGTTACGAGATTGCGCTTGCAAAATCACGATTAGTTTTAGGTAGCCAAGGTGTTAAAACTGTTGGAGAACGAGAGGACAGAGCGCTGGTGGTCAATGAGGAGTTGGCCCAACGTTTAGCAATTGCAGAAGCCAAGGTAAGAGCGGCTAGGGGTAATTCCCAAAGACTGCGCGAGCAGGTTGACATAGCACGTTCAATTGGAACTAGCGTAAGGGCGGCAATGAATTTATGACCACTGATATAACCAAGTTACTACGTACTGCATTGGGGACACATGACAACCAAAGACCACGTTCACAGCAAAAAGCATTGGGGCCTTCAAGTATTGGAGACTGCTCAAGGCGAGTTTGGCACGCGTCTCACAATACGCCGCATACAAATCACACAGACGCGCTACCAGCAATCCTTGGAACCGCTATCCACGCCGCAATCGCAGAAGCCATTGCACTTGAAGACCCTTTTGGAGAAGACTTTTTAATTGAAGAAACCGTCAATGGTTTAGGTAGAACTGGCCACGTAGATTTATTTATACGTAGTGCAGGTTTAGTTGTTGACTGGAAAACTACAAAAAAGAAATCCCTTAGGTACTTCCCCTCAGAACAACAGACCTTGCAGGTGCAAGCGTATGGAGTTTTAATGGAAGAAATGGGCCACACCGTCAATGAAGTTTGCTTGGTTGCAATACCCCGTGACGGCGAAATGGCAGACATTAAAGCCTGGCGCACCACTTACAACCGAGAGACTGGTTTACGTGGCTTAAATTGGTTGGAGAAGGTTGAGAACATGGATAAAAAACCAGCGCCAGAAAAAACGTTGAAGTTTTGCTCTAAGTACTGCAACTTTTATGACGCGACAGGAGTGGTGGGTTGTCCGAGTTTGTAGCAGATTACAAAAGTGTGAATTGGGAAAAGGCTAACTGTCAAGATATTGGCACTAACGCATTTTATATTTTAGATGATGAGCCGCGCCATAAACAGGCGGTTAAAACTGAGTACGCAAGGGCGGTTTGTGCAATATGCCCTATTCAAAAAGAATGTCTGGAATATGCGTTTAAGCATGAGCAGTACGGTATATGGGGTGCGACAACTGCTCAAGAACGTGCCTATATCAAGACTGGAAAACTTGGCGGCCCAACAGTGCGTGACGGACTTGCGGAGTTGAATTCTTTTGGCATATCTTTGAGGGAAGTACACGCGGCAGCGCGAAAGGCAAAAGATGAGCATTAAACTTATGACCTGGGTTTGGGACAATAGTAAATACGAAGGTGCCAAACTCTTGTTGCATTTATCTATGGCCGACCACGCAAACGATGAAGGTTGGTTTTATGCAGGTCAAAAACGTTTAGCAACTAAAGCGCGTTGTTCAATTGATTATGTTCGCAAGGCATGTAACGAAATGATTACGGACGGGTATTTGCTTATTGAAAGCAAGGGCAATGGGCGTGGAATGGCGACTCAATATGTCTTAATAAGGCCAAACACAGTAGGGCCTTTAATTGACGAAAAAACTGCTAAAGGCCCAACTCTGGCAGCCGAAACCCCCAACTCTGCTTGCTACCAACCTTTAAGAACCCTTAATATAAAAGACAACGGCAACAAGTTGCCGACACTTTCTAAAGAACTCTCCAAAATGCAACAACTGGTTGCGCTTTATTTTGACAGTCTTGAAAATGCTCCAGTCAAACCCACTGGCAAAATGGTTGCAGGCCAGATACAACTAGCGTTGCGAGACACCACGGTTGAGTATCTTGAAATCCTAATACCGCTGGTTGCAAAAGACGGTTTACCGCTTACACCCAATACCTTGATGATTACGGCCAAGGCGCATGCAAAACAGGTAGGAGACATACAACGTGCAGCAAGGGATAAAGAGGCCGCAAAACGGCGTTCAGAGGCTTTAGACAAGGAGTTTGAAGCCGCCCGTAACAACGCGGTGCCTATGCCTGATG